AATGTGGAAAACTTGAGTTTTCAACACTTTCAACAGGTTTTCAACAACAAGTTGCACAAAGAAATTCGTCATAATGACGAACATTCAACAATTCAACAAGTTTTCAACAAAGTTTTCAACAACAAAAAAGACAATAAATAAACGTAGTAACGTTAAAAAAACGAGTTTTCAACACTTTCAACACTACTACTACTACGACTACTACAAGTTAATATAAAAAGAAAGCGAGGTGTCAACCGGCACAAGATAGACAAGGAAGCTTGTGCCGGTAACAAAAATGCCATGTACAAAACCATTAGTATTTCAGATGGATACGAAAAAACCGCAGCTATGGGGAAGTCTGGAAAACCTATCAAAGCAAGGACTGCAAGCGGACATCATGGACGGAGTCAAAAAAGGAAAATTCGCATTGTTACCATGCGGTAAATGCGAGTACTGCCGCAAACAGATGGCAGACCAATGGGCAACAAGAATAGAGCTGGAGGCCAAAGAGTGGGACGATGTGATTTTTCTAACACTAACATATGATGATGAACATATTCCGTACGGAGAAATCATCAAAGGTTACAGAAGCATTCAGAGCCAGACAGTAAGCAAGCGAGACGTGCAGCTATTTATAAAACGGCTACGAAAAGCATACAAAAAACCAATAAAATATTTCCTAGCAGCTGAATACGGCGACAGAACAAAAAGACCGCACTATCACGCGATAGTATTTGGACTAAAACCACCGGACGCACAATGGTATAAGAACCAAAAAGGAAATAGCTATTTTAAAAGCGAATGGCTGCAAAAAATCTGGGGCAAGGGCATGATAGACTTTTCACCAGCACAGCCAGGAAGCTTCGCATACGTGGCGCAATACGTCAACAAGAAAGCCATAGGTGCAGAACAAGCGGCAAAATACTGGATGGAAGGTCGAGAACCTGAATTTAGAATCATGTCAAAAGGAATCGGCGAAAAGTATCTGAACGAACACAAAGATGAAATCTTGAAAACGGATAGCATCATATGCGCAGGAGGACGCGAAAAAAGGCCTCCGCGCTATTTTGATAAGATTCTAGATAAGGATACCAGCCAAGACACAGAAAGCTATTTTAGGGCACAATCTGACGAGCTGAGAGAGGTTAGAGCCAGACGCAGACGCAGCGCAATACAAAGTTTAGTCAATCTCGAACAGAGCACAAGCGTAGATTACGAAACCTATCTCAACATTCAGAAAGAAAAGGACAAGCTAAGGCAAAAGTGGCGTGAACCAAAAGCATGACGCGCACAGCGCTAAAAAGGAATGGATTTAGCCGAATTCCGCTGCGCTCCATACGGCAAGGCGCTAAAGCGCCATTCAAACCAAAAAACAATTGAAAAACAATTGACAATTGATGACAATTGACAAGCGACAAAAAAAATGATATCATCAAAACAGAAAACGAGGAAACGGCCATGAACATTAAAAGCTACCTTGTAAATACTGACGGAAACGTAAAACTAGCAAGACACTTCAAAGTAAAAGAATTTGCTTGCAAAGACTTAAGTCCAGTAGTATTCATAGATGAATATCTATGGAACGTGCTGGACATCCTCCGGCATAAACTAGGAAAACCGGTAATAATCACCAGCGGATACAGAACACCAGAGTGGAACACAAAATGCGGCGGAGCAAAATACAGCTATCATATGCGCGGTATGGCAGCAGACATCCGAGTAAATGGAATGACACCGAAACAAGTAGCCAAAATACTGGATGAAATTGTACCGGATGAATGCGGCATTATCGTATACAAAAGCTGGGTGCACTTTGACGTGCGCGAAAGCAAATACAGAAAAGGGATCTGAATGACCTAACGGCGCATACTGGACGGACAGGTTCCGCGAAGTCAATAGTATTAGGGCAATCAGAAACAGAAAGGAGGAGTAACCATGATGCACAAAACATGGAATGTGCGCGACCAGACCAAAAAAGCAAATTGTGGACAAAACAGAAAAAACACATAAAGGAGTAAAATAATGGCACACAGAAGCGGAGCGGGTCGAGGCGACCAGAAACATTTTACCCAGACTGCAAAGCGGGTAAAAAACATCAACGTTCGACCGAAGGTATCGCGGGGCGGTATCAGATTATAAACCATACAAACAAAGAAAGGGGGCGTAAAATGGCACTAATCAAAGTAAAGGACGTTAAGGAAGCGATCGCGCTGATGATGAACATCCTTGAAAAGCTCGATGAAATCTACCACGCACTGAAGGACGCAAGCAAAGACAAAGAGTAAAGGAGAAAAAACATGAAACTGAAATTCTATTCATTCCATGATGCACTGACCAACGGCTACAGTCAGCCGTTCCTGCAGAACAACAGGGCACAGGCAGTCCGAACGGCACGATGGAAAGCCAACGAAAGCAAGCCGAGTGAAATCGAAGATATCAGTCTCGTAGAACTGGGCGAATTCGACACCGAAACGGGCTACATGAGCGAAGCAATGCCTGAACACATCGCACGACTCATCGACCTGAAGGAGACAGCCAATGCTAAATCCTGATACAATGGTGAGGTACTACGGAGTACCGACCGAGAGAGTGGCAAACAATCCGGGCAGCAAAACCGCGCCAACGTGGAAAGCAGTCAAACGACCGAACGGCAATACCGACTACATCCGGCAGACGGACGAAGACACATACGAGAAAATCCAGCGAGCCGGCGAGGGCTACGACCTTGCAAGCGCAATCGCACGACTGGAAGCGGGAGACACCAGCATCAAGGCAAAGAGCATGGTATACACCGAAGGAACTGACCTTGAAAATCTGCCGAGGGATATCATGACGATGCACGAAACAGCGGAGGCTGCAGCCGAAACGCTGGAACAGCTGAAACAGGTACAACAGACCGAACAGCCGAAGCCGAAAGAGGAGAAAGAGGAAGAAAAAAAAGAGGAGGTGAAGGAAAACGAACCGAAACAGTGAAAACCATTTCGCGCAAGTGCCGCGAATGGAACGACCGCGAAGCAAGTTTAACAGAAGCCATCAGCTCCTGACGACCATCAACGAAGGTGACTTGGTGCCCATCTACTGCGATGAAGTACTACCGGGCGATACCGCAAAAGTACACCTAAACGGGCTTATTCGTATGAGCACACCCATCTATCCTATCATGGATAACTGCTACATGGACACCTATTTCTTCTTTGTTCCGTGCCGTCTGCTGTGGGAACACTGGGAGAACATGTTCGGCGAAAACGACACAAACTACTGGGCAGAAAAGACCGAATACAGCACGCCAACTTGCAAAATCGGCGGCAAGAGCGGCATACCCAACGGCAGCATCGGAGACTACTTCGGACTGCCGACCGATGTAAAAGGAGAAATCAAAGTAAACGCACTACCCGCACGCGCTTACACCATGATTTACAACGAGTGGTTTCGAGACGAAAACCTTGAAGCGCCGTTAATGTTGGGCTATAAAAAAACGGATGATGCAGGCAATAACGACGACCCTGTGAAAACGGGATATAACGCACAGTACGTCAACAACCCGAAATACACGACAAATACAAACGAAGCAAACACTTACATAATGAAACCAGCCAAAGCGGGCAAGTTCCACGACTACTTCACATCCTGTTTGCCCTCGCCGTTAAAAAATGAGCCTGTGAAAATCAACCTAAATGGTAATGCACCAGTATTTGGATATAACACCATCCAAGACGGCGTTAAAACATCAGATAAAATAATCCTAAACGAGCCGTGGCCGGCAAACAGCACAACGAGCTTTGTAAACACAGAAAAAAGTGGAAAACTGACAGGAAAAGGCGTACAAACTGGAGCTAACTACATCGCAGAAGCATTCCTAAAGGCAGACCTCAGCAATGTTGCAGCAATCAACATTGCAGATTTGCGAATGAGCATCGCACTACAGCACATTTTCGAAGCTGATGCACGCAACGGCACGCGATACCGTGAATTCCTGTCAGGTACCTGGGGCGTGACAAGTCCAGACAGCCGACTACAGATTCCTGAATACATCGGCGGGCAGCGCATCGCCATTAACGTTAATCAGGTCGTACAGACAAGCCAAACAGACCCGACAACCGGGCAGGCGCTAGGCAATACAGCAGCATACAGCCTGACCACGTGCAGTAAAGAGATGGTGGACTATGCAGCGACCGAATACGGCTATATCATCGGTCTGGCGGTAGTACGAGTAGAGCACAGCTACCAGCAGGGACTTGCGACCAAGTGGACACGCGGCGGGCGGTTCACATACTACGACCCGCGTCTAGCAGCACTGGGCGAACAGCCGGTATACAACCGTGAAATCTATGCACAGGGCACAACCGAAGATGACGAAATCTTTGGATACCAAGAGGCATGGGCGGACTACCGATACAAGCCTTCCTACGTAACCGGAGAAATGCGGTCGAACTATAGTGCCAGTTTGGACGCATGGCACTATGCAGACGACTACGACAAACTTCCACGTCTCTCGGCAGAATGGATTCAGGAAGAAACAAAGAACGTTGACCGAACAATAGCAGTAACGAGCGCAAAAAGCCACCAGTTCTTGTGTGACTTCTATTTCACAGAAGACTGGTACCGCGAAATGCCTATTTACAGCATTCCTGGCATCGAAAGAATTTAAGGAAGGAGGAAGCCCCGCAAAAGCGGGGCTATTTTTGAATGGAGACGTTATTAAAGCTTTTGCCATCCCTCATGCAAGGACTGAGCATGCTAACGGGCATCATAACGAGCAGTAACCAGAGCGGAGCCAAAAACAGCCAAGGAGCCGGCAGCGAGAGCAGCACCGGCAGCGAGACCACAACCGGCAGCGTAACAGCACCACAACAGATAGGTGCAACACAAATCAGCACGCCAACAGGCATTGCCACATTTGGCAACCAGAGCAGCGTAAACACAGCAAACGCACTGCAAATGATGAGCGGACTGCTGAGCAACCTCGCGAATGCTGGAAGCCAAGCAAGCGCCAAGAAGTACAACAGCGCAGAGGCAGCAGCAGAACGAGCATTTCAAAAGGAAATGCGCGGGACAGCTTATCAGGATACCGTAAAGGACATGATCGCAGCGGGCATCAATCCTATCCTGGCAGCGACCAACGGCGCAACAAGCGCACCGTCAGGAGCATCAGCAAGCATTGGAAGCCAACGTTATAACCAGCAGAGCGCACAGGCAGCAAGCGTATCCGCGATGTACGAATATGGCAACAACACGGCAGAGCTGGCAGACAAATACTTACAGCTAGCAAAACAGGCCACCAGCGCAAAACAGTTTAAAAATGCGAAAAGCTGGGAACAGGCAGCAAGCGAGCTGGCAACCTCAAGCGCAAAACAGGCGCAACAGTACACATATGCAGCTAGCAAATTAGGTGCAGGCCTTGCGGGAGCTGGTAAAGCAGCCAAAAAAGCAGCAGAAAAGGCTGGCAAAGCAGCCAAAGACACAGCAGGAAACTTCAAAAAGTACAACCAAAGAGTGCCAATCATGCCAAACATGGACGCATTCAACGCATACAGAGGAGACTAAGAAAAGAAGGGGGGGTGGAAAACATCCCCCTTTTTTACAACAATAATCCAAAAATAAAAATTATGGCCAGAAAAATAAAGAATGTGGAAAACTTGAGTTTTCAACACTTTCAACAGGTTTTCAACAACAAGTTGC